GTTTCTACCGGAGCAAACACATATCTTTGCTAACAATAGATTTATGTTAAGTGCTTATAGTCTTAGATGGTTCTATAAGAAAGTAAAACAAAATCCTAATTTTCATTTGGAAGAGTTAAGTGGTTAAAAGAGTACCAAGAAAACCTAGACCAAAGAAGGTTGGTGTACCTAAAGGGTATGACAGTTTGTGGGAAGCAACGCTACACGAGACTGTACTACAAGAATGGAAACACCATTGGGATAACATTAACTATGTTGTTAAACATAAATACGAACCTGATTTTGTAAAAGTTATAGATGGTAAAACAATTTTACTAGAAGCTAAAGGTAGGTTTTGGGACTATGCAGAGTATAGTAAGTACATACATATTAGAGAAGCAATACCTAAAGACTATGAGTTAGTCTTCTTATTTCAGAAGCCCTTCTCTCCAATGCCAGGTGCTAAGATGAGAAAAGATAAAACAAAAAGAACTCATGCTGAATGGGCAGAGAAAAATAATTTTACATGGTATAGTGAAGAGACATTACCAGAGGAATGGAAAAGTGAATTATAAATTTAACGAAGATAAAATATTAAATGAATTAAAAGCTTACGTAGGTAATACGTATGACCAACACTATGCTAATGGTAAGTATCAAGCAACAGATATGATAATTGATTCCGGATATGGAGAAGGATTCTGTCTTGGAAACATTATGAAGTATGCTATGAGGTTTGGTAAAAAGAACGGTAAAAATAATTTAGACCTATATAAAATAATACACTATGCTATAATAGCAATATACGTAAACAATAAGGAACAAGACAATGGTTGAAGATAAGATAGGAAAGAAACCTTACCTAGGTATAGAGATAGATTATGATAGAGAAAAAACATTTGATAGATTTAGTTTAGACACACTCAAGGATAGATATCTTTGGGAAGGAGAAACACATGCCCAAGAAGCATTCGCAAGAGCCTCGGTCTTTGGAGCAACTTTTAAAGGCGATACGGATTTTGAATTGGCTCAAAGACTTTATGACTACAGTTCCTCTCGTTGGTTCATGTTTAGCACTCCTATACTTAGCAACGGGGGAACTACTCGTGGGCTTCCTATCAGTTGCTTCCTTAATTATGTTCCTGATAGTAGGGGTGGTCTATCAGCTCATTATGATGAGAACATATGGTTGGCAAGTTCGGGTGGTGGTATCGGTGGATATTGGGGAGATATTAGAAGTAATGGTATTTCTACTACTCATGGCAGTCGTTCTACTGGTTCAATTCCTTTCATGCATGTAGTTGATTCACAGATGTTAGCCTTTAACCAAGGTACAACAAGACGTGGTTCTTATGCGGCTTACATGGACATCAGTCATCCAGAGATTGAAGAGTTTATAAACATGAGAAAAGAATCTGGTGGAGATATAAACAGAAAGAATCTTAATCTTCATAACGGTATCAACATTACTAATGCTTTCCTTAAAGCTGTAGAGTTAGATGAAGACTGGAGATTGATTGACCCTAAAACTAATGAAGCTGTTAAGACTATTAACGCTAGAGATTTATGGTGGCAGATAATAAATGCTAGAGCAGAGACAGGCGAACCTTACATGGTAAACATTGATAAATGTAACGAAGCTCTTTCTAAACAACAAAAAGATTTAGGATTAAAAATTAGACAAAGTAATCTATGTTCAGAAATTACTTTACCTACTAATGAAGAACGAACAGCAGTATGTTGTTTGTCTTCTGTAAACTTAGAACACTTTGATACTTGGTCAAAGGATGATAACTTTATACAAGATTTAATAACCATGCTTGACAATATACTTCAGCACTACATTGACAATGCAATAGACACAACACAGTTAGGAGAATACAGTGCGAATTTTAAACGCTTTCAAAAATATGTTAAAGAAGGTAAAGAAGGCTTTACCAAAAGTGCCTACTCAGCGTATAGAGAAAGGAGTCTCGGTCTTGGTGCTATGGGTTTCCACGCTTATCTTCAGTCTAGGGGATTACCTTTCGAGGGTATTTACGCATCTGGGTTTAACTTTAAGGCATTCACTTACATTAAAGGAAAAGCGAAAGAAGCAACTAGAGAGTTGGCTATTGAGAGGGGCGAAGCTCCTGACATCCATGGTAGTGGTAAGCGTAATGCTAATCTTCTTGCTATTGCTCCTAACGCTAGTAGCGGTATCATCTGTAGTGGGACTTCTCCTAGTATTGAGCCTTACAGGGCTAACTGCTATACTCACAAAACTTTATCCGGAAGTTATCAAGTTAAGAATAAATATCTAGAAAAGATTTTAAAGTCTAAAGGATTAAAAGCACAAGAGTTAGAAAACATTTGGAAAGATATATCTGGTAGTGATGGTTCAGTACAGCACTTAGATATTCTTACTGATGATGAAAAAGAAATATTTAAAACTGCAAATGAACTAAACCAAATATGGATAGTAGAACATGCACATCAAAGACAACAGTTTGTGTGTCAAGCACAATCAGTCAACCTGTTCTTTACTTTACCAAAGGCAACAGAACCTCAAGAAGTACATGATGAATACATGCAGTACGTAAATGATGTTCACTGGTATGGTATGAACAAACTTAAATCGCTTTACTATTTCCGTTCTAATGCTGCTCGTACAGTAGAGAATGTAAATGTTAAAGTACCAAGAATAAATTTAGAAGATACAGAATGTATCGCATGTGAGGGATAGTCGTGAACTGTTGGCATTGTAATACACAATTAATATGGGGCGGAGACCACGACATAGAAGAAGAAGACGAAGATTATATTATGGAGACTAACCTAAGTTGTCCTAAATGTAATTCATTAACAATAGTATATTTACCAAAGGAAGAAAAATTATGAGCCTATTAACAACAAGAGATTACTACAAACCATTTGAATATCCATGGATGTTTGACTACTATGTACTACAGAATCAAATGCACTGGATGCCTGAATCTGTACCACTACATACAGATGTCAAAGATTGGCAGGAACTTTCAAGTATAGAAAAGAATTTACTTACACAAATATTTAGATTGTTTACACAGTCAGATGTAGATGTAGGTGCAGGATATATAGATAAGTATATGCCTATCTTTAAAAAGCCAGAAGCTAGAATGATGATGGGTTCTTTTGCAAACATGGAATCAATACATCAACATGCTTACAGCTTGTTACTTGATACAGTTGGAATGCCTGAGATAGAGTACAAAGCTTTTGCAGAGTATGAAGAGATGTCAGACAAGCATGATTATGTTGGTAACTTTAAACCTTCTAAAGCTAAGAAAGAAAGCATTGCAAAAACTTTAGCAGTCTACTCAGCTTTTACAGAAGGACTACAGTTGTTCAGTAGCTTTGCTATTCTTTTAAACTTCCCAAGGTTCGGTAAGATGAAAGGTATGGGACAGATAGTTACTTACTCTATACGTGATGAGTCTATGCACGTTGAAGCTATGACTAAATTGTTTAGAGAGTTTATTAAAGAGAACATAGAAATATGGACAGATGATTTTAAAGCAGAGTTATATCAGATATGTAGACATATGGTAGAGCTTGAAGATAAGTTTTTAGATTTAGTATTTGATATGGGAGATATTAAAGGACTAACTAAAAAAGATATGTATGCTTACAATAGATACATAGCAGATAGAAGACTATTACAACTTGGTCTTAAAACAAACTATGACCAAAGAGAAAATCCACTTGGTTGGATTGATGAAGTGACAGGTGTAGAACACCAGAACTTCTTTGAAGGTAGGGCTACTACCTATATGAAGGCAGGGTTGAGAGGTAGACAGGACAATATTAAATTTACAAATTTAGAGGAGTCCCATGATTAATAAGGACGAAGCTAACCTAGTTAGTTTCAAAATTATCTTAACAAGAGATAATAAAATAATGACAGAGTTTAGTATGCTTCCGGAGAATATGGTTGATGAAGTATTTCCTATTGATGATAGACCATTAATGAAAACTATTATTAGGAATGGTAAAGCTAAACTAGAAAACCTACATGATTATTTTCAGAGAGAACTTAATGTTCTAAAGTAGGGGGTTGACATATAGTTTTAGTTATGTTATAATGGTTTTTTAATTAAAGCTGGAGGGCTAAAATTATGGCTAAGATAAGCTATGAAGTTTATATAGTTCATTATGACGAATTTTATTGCATAAGTGAACTAACAGGAAAGAATAACAAAAACATTGATGATATAGTCAAACATATAAAAGAGTTTGGACATCTTCCTGTTGATACTGGGTGTTCTGAACCTGAATATGTTTATCATGTTGAGGTAATAAAACATTTTTATGATGACCCTTACGACCCTAATAGGGTTGAATTTTCTGTCTACCCTGATAGAGAAACCGAAGGTCTACCTAAATATGTAAATAAAATTGTAGATGAAATTTATGCAAGATTGACGGTATAAATAATAATATCATCTTTCTTACCCTTTACTTTTATAGGGTCTAGATACCTAGTGGGTATATCAGAGTTCATAGCTGTGGTGTACCCAATTACTATATCCTCTCCTACTTCTTTAGTAGAGCTT